ACACAAAGTCCTGGGTATAAAAAAACAAACAAAGATATAAGAAAAGAAAAACTTTAGTGACTTGATATCTAATTACAGGAATCATATAGTACAAGATGAATGTGTCCTTGTACTACAGCGGGACTCCTGTCTCTAGTCATAGCTTGCTCAGCAAGAATGGTCTGTCAAACATTGTTTTGACTTGTAAGGATCTACCCATACCCATTGATCTCTTGTCACTTTTCTTTGATGTCCTCAATGAACGACACCCCAGCTTCGATGAACACATGTTTTTACAAATGATTAGGAAGCCAGATGATCCTGAGAATTTGTCTGTTTTCCTGAAGAGTGCGATATGGATGCTCTCTCACAAGAGAGATTTGCCGGGGCATTACAGACTGCCTCTGACTTGTTTGGTTTCAACATATAGTGAGTATTTTGTTGAACTAAAGCCTCGGCAGCCATCAACAAAATGCTGGTTTTGTAAGATAGCCAAGGATGGATTGCCTTTCAGAGTAGAAGGTGTCCATGGCTTCCCGTCAGAAGCAGAGCTATACATTGTCCCTTCAAAAGAGCATGCAATCGAGAGCTTTGAAGTGCTCAGCGGGAAGAAGTTATACAGATCTCCTAGCAAGAAGAAACATGGATATTTGATAGCTTCAAATAAGCCACCACTGACTTCCAAATATGTCGAGTATGACCCCAGCAAACCCGACACTAAACCATGAATGCACTCATTACTGCTTCTATTCTAGGCTTGGTTTTCCCTCCATGGTTGTGAACCTAACAGAGTCTTCAACTCTCTGAGATTCTCTCATCTCAAACAAAAACAAATAGGCCAAGCCTATCCTCTCTCAAAAATAGTATCTGTGCTAAGCACAGCATCCGGATATTGTTTCGGATGGTTTTTACCTAACCTAATTTTTTTGGATTTTTGTTTATTTTTTGATTTTTTTGATTATTTACATATTTACAAGATTTTTCATGGTTTTTTCATTTTTTTAGTTTTGTTTTCCTTGATACACACTCAAATAACAAGTACATGGTTAATTTACTTTCAAGGCATAGCACACTCAACACACATAATAATGATATATAGGACAAGATACTAATTTAAACAACAATATAGAATATAGAACTTAAAAGCTAATGAGATTCATACATATGATAATTTACATATTTACAACCAATCCGATTTCTCATCCTTTCCAGTTTCATCTACCATCTCTATCTGAACTCTCCATTTTATGCCCCAGTGACAAAGTAGCTTTTGATCGCCTCAGCAACCTCGTCCTCACTCTTGTTGCAGTTCTCCACAAATACTTTCAGTAGAGGAGTTCTCTCTGACAAATATGCTTGTGCATCTTTTTTCATCTTTTTGACACACCCTGTGGAGACCTTTGCTAGAGAGGTCCAGAAAGTCTCTTTGAATCCAAGAGCATCTCCAACGCCTTCTTGGAAAGGCCTCATCAAAGACTCTCTATAAATTGTCTTCTTCTCTACCTTGAGATTCTTGGCATTACAAGTGATGACCAATAATTCAGTTGTATATTTCACCAACTCAAAATCAGTCACAAGGCTTCTAGCCTTCTTCTTCTGATCAGGCATGGTCTTCTTAGTGGTTAGAGCACCATGCAAGACATGCAAGGAGAAGAGAATTGTGTTCATGCCTTTTCCTGTGCAGTAAGGGGCAGTCAGAGAGTCCAGAGTGATGAACTGAGGAACAAAGTCCCAGAGGAGGAGGTCTATGCCTGATGACCCTAAATCTGAAGAGTCAACCGCTAGCTTGGCTCCAGTTGATACATTCCTCACTATATTCATTGACACAGCAGGGAACAGTGACGCAAGTCTGCCTAGAGTAATAGCATCAGCATTATCTCCAACAGATTGCACAACTCCATAATGTGTCACTATCTCATGTGCAGTGTCACCTCCAGCTGCTGTCTTGATCTTCTTTCTAACATCTCTGACAAACCCAGTACCCCTGGTGTATCTCATCACTAAGAGATAACAGAGATCCTTTCCAAAATCTCTCCCTTCAGCCTTTTTCTTCAAGATCTGGAGGAGCTTGCCTGCATCATAGCCATTGTACTCTATCTGACCAACAAAAGTCACTAGCGTGTCCTTGTGATCAGTTATGTACTTGAGGGCTAGTGTAGTGACCCTCTCAATCTCAGTCTGAACATCAGCAACTGGCATCGTCATTGTTGCAACCACAGTTATGTCTTCACGAATGGGGGCAATTGTAAGATTTATCAGAAGTACGTTTCAGAAAACACTCTTGCTTGATGATCTTTACAATGCTACCCAGACTTTGTGT